AGCATTCTTTTTGTTTTGCTCATCTAAGTACTTTTTAGTATTGTAGTTAGAAATCCAGAAAAAAGCACCCAAAATAATACCGCTTCCAGTAATAATAGCTGCTACAAGTGTTATGCTGTCTTTAATTTGATTTAATGTAATATCACCCATTTACCAACTCCTCCAACTCTGTAATTCTATTTTCTAATTCTTCTATTTTTGCGTACGCTTTTTGTAACATATGTGTGTTTAACGCAATAAATTCTTCGTAGGCTAGTACATATCTGTCTTTTTGTTCTCCATCCTCTTCAAAAAAAGAATGTTCAATTAATGCCAATTTAGATAAATCAACTTCATTTATTGCTCGCTCTACCTCTTGAGCTATAAACCCTAAATGCCAATTTGGATCATCTAGTCCATCTTTTTTAAACTTAAATCGTTTAGGATTTAATTTATGAAATAAATCTTCATATTTATTATCTAAATCATTAATATATTTTTTAGCTCTTTCATCTGATGACACATACACTGAATTTCTACAATAAAGCCTATACCACAAAGCTGCTGTTGTTCCAAGTGTCATAGTATTATCGCTTGCGTTAAAGAAGCCAGCATTTGCGCTTCCACCAGGTAGTAGCAATACACTTGCACCATTTTGGTTAATTAATTTAACAGTGCTACCATTAATTTCTATTGGAATATTATTTTCGCTAACAATTAATCGATTTGAATCATTTAGTTTGATTAAATCTTTGACAACATTATTAGTATCAATTCCTTTAATTCCTTTATTGTTTAATAAAGTTATATCTTTATCAAATTGACTTTCATTATAAAAACGAGCATTCATTTTCACATTAAATCCAGCACCTGTAGCTTCTTCACCAAAAGTAACACCAACACTACCCTCTCGAGTATCATATAAACTTAAAGGAATCTTCCCAGTTTGAACAATAATAGTTTTTCTGTCTGAACCTACTTCGAAATCGTTGTTATAGGTTATTGCTGTAATTTCAACAACTGAACTTGTAAACGAACCTATGAGTGCTTTTAAATCATTAAAACTTAAACTGAATGAAGTAGCAGCTGATTTAGTAGCAAGTGTATATTCAGTACCTTCAACTTTGTATTTAATAGTTGTAGTGTAAGTAGATACATATTTTGTAATTGTTATACTCAAATTACCACTTGTTAAAGTAGCTGGTGTTACTGACAGTTTACTTACTTTTTGAATGGCTGGAAAATCAATAATATTTTTTAAAACATTGTTTTCTGGGGAGTACCTACTTGAACCATAATCACCATACCAATTACCATTAACTGTTATTGAAAGTTCGCCATCTTCATCGTGAGCCACATCACCAGTCCATGTACCTAAAGTATAAGTTTGCCCTTTTGCGGTGGTAGGTAGATATTTAGTATTTTTTACTTCATTACCAATAGCAATTTCACCATAAACATTCGAATAATTACTCCAGTACGAACGAATGCACTTTAATCTATGTCTTATCGTTATTTTGGAAGTAGCGTTTATTTCATCTTGTGAAATTAAAGTAACATCAACATAAAAAAGAAAAGCATTGTGTGAATAAGGTAGTGATTTATCAACAGTATCAGCATACTGTTGTGTTGTAATTGTTTGTCCAATTTGAATTAATGCCATACCTTACCCCTTTCTGTAAAAGTTAAGCACATTTGCGCTGCTACCTTGCTCGATAGCCCAGTCCTGAACTCCTAAACCTTTGTTACATTCAAATCTGCTTGAAGTAGCCTCTGCCACTTTATTGTTGTCAACATACACTCTCATACCATCGCCTTTGAAAGCAGTATAACTGGTAGGATTAGTTGTTTCCTGACTTGTTACTCTGGCTTCCTGATTTACTGCATCAACATAAAAATGAGTTGATAAAATCTGTGTTTCTCCCTCGATTTCATCAAGCCTTTCGCCTGTCAGAATAATCTGAGCCTGCTGGTTGTCAATGGTTACATTTACCTTTGCTATTTCTTGATTTATATTATCTACAACATCAGTTTCCTGAAATCTCATTGTGGTGTATTTACACTTATAGCCACCTGACCAGCCGCCATTATAGCTGAAATTGACTTCCGCTATGGTTTTATATGTTCCAAATGAAATCAAATCGCCGAAGTCAACATCTGATGACACTTCGCATTTTTCAATGGAAACATCATACCACTCGAAGTTCTTTATAACATTGTAAATGCTGTTAACCTGTGCCTGTGCAGTCAAAAGGAAATTGTTTTTATCAAGATAAATAGTATCACCTGTTTCATCGCCATTTTCAAAATGAGCCAGATTGTCATAAACCACTCTACTTATTTTGTGATGGTCGCCGATATCGTATCTGTCAGCAGTGTTTATATTTAATGTATGAGTTCTTTGACCAAATGTTCTGAATGTCAGATTGCCTTTATCAATTAAAGCATAGCAACCCATAAGTTCAGCGATATAACCCACTAATCTTCTCGGTGTGGTATAACCGTCATATTCTATTTCAATATCTCCTATGGCAGCTGGTAAAGTGATATTCGTCATATCATATTCATTACAGATTGCATTTAGAATGTTCTGAACTTTACCATTGCCCCAATCAAATTTTTGGTTTAACAAAACCATTTTATCAGTTAAGAAAATGCGATAGACAAAGTCGTTTATTTCTGTTAACTCGTCTACTTCAAAAGACCATTTCAAAATATTATTTTCGTAAACATCTACCACTTCTGGAATTGCGGCAACTGCTCCCTTGCCTATTTCCAAAACCATAGTACGACATACAGTCATACCTAATTTAAAATTAAAATCAGTTGGTTGTTGTTTCATTTCTATTTTGAAAATATAGTCGTTATTAATTGTTACATTATCAAACTTAAAACTAATCATCTTTTACCCTCAATAAAATTAAATGAAGCAGTAAATCCTCGACCACTTGGTGTAACAACTAAATTAAACCTAACCTTTGATACATAACCACGATAAACACTTTTTGAATTTGCGTTATCAGGTGTGTAGATTCTAATATAAATATCGTTGGCTTGTTTTAAAACATTTTCTAAAGCGTTCGCTTGTGTTGTAGTTAAAAAATTATAGCCAAATCCAACCTTAATCCACTTGTAACCTACAACTCTTCTGATAATATTTCCATTAACTACACTTCTATAACTATCTAAATCTAAATCTTCATAATCGATATCTTGAGTTGCTGGTTCAGGTAGGTTAGTAACCCAAGTTGTACCATCGTTTGAAAAATCAAAATAAGCCATCTTAACCTACCCCCATTATTCTTTTATTTCTTTGTATATTTTTACTTACTACTCTTGCTAAAGTTTCCCCATCAACACTGATATTTATTGCTTGTGAACTTTCAGCCAATGCTTCCTTAACGCCTTGCTTAATGCCTTCCACAATTTGCATATTGTTTGCTACAACAGATTGTTTACCCATTGTACCTACCAGTTCAGGACCTTTTTCCCCAGCAACAAATAAACCTTCGTTTATCAGACCACCAGTTGATAAATGAGCAATTTGACTAAACTTAACACTTCCACCACCACTACCATTAGGTTTAATGTCCATATTGACATCTAATCTAACAGCTCGATTGTTTATTTGCTTAATTGCTCTGATACTTTCATTTTGTTTTCCAATTATATTTTTTTCTATGCTGGCTAATATTTTATTACTATTATTGCCTAATATAGAGTTTTTAACACTTTCTAAACCATCTTTTAATTTGCTACTCCAACCAAAACCCTCATTCCACCATTTGCTTAATTTTTCCTTTAATTCAGGTAAAAATGTGTAATATAAATAATCGCCAGTTTCAGCCCACTTTTGTATGTAAGGTGGTAATTTTCTATTAGTTGCATCAGCAACTTCTTGAAATTGTTCTAAAAGTGGTTTTGTTTCACTTTTTATGGTATCGCTTACTTTTTCCCAACCGCTGCCACCAACACTACTCCCCTTTTCACGAGTTAAATTATTTATTTCATCAAAACTTGCTAATTGTTTAGATAATATTTTATTGGTTGTTTTGCCAGTTTTTACTTGCACTTTGAAAAAACTACCTAACACTTTAGCAACTGCCATTATAAGTTTAGCAATAAAATCAAGTAATGGCTTTAATAATGCACCTATTGTTTGCATTAAATAATCTACTGCTTTTGTTAAGTTTTCATTTTGCCCTGCTATTTTTCTAACTAAAAGATAAATAGATCGTACTGCAAATACCCCGCCAGCAATTTGAGCAATTAAACCTTTGTTGATATTAATGCCCCCTCCACCTTGTTGAGGGCTTGATAAACCACTTATTTTTTGCTGTAACTCTATTGCTTTTTGCAAATCTTTTATCTGTGCTTCAAAGCCTTTACTACCATAAGATTGAAAATACTTTAATGTTTCCTGTAATTCTTTTACAGACATTGTATCTAAACCACCAATTGATGATTTTTCACTTAATGTTTGTAATTCAGCTTTTAATTGCTTTATTTGACTAAGTGCTTTTCTTGTTTCGGCTGATATGGTTATATTCATTCTTTCTTCCATGTATTAGCCCCCTTTTTGTTGTGTCTTTCAACAAAACTTAATAAATTATCTTTTTCTTGTTTTTCGATTTCTTTTTTGTCTTCTTCGAATAGAAATGGAAACGATTCATGTAACGATGGTACTTTTCCTTTTCCCATTAAACCACCTATAAAACACGAAATAAGTTGAGCCTCTTGATAAACCATCGAGGCTTCTTCTTGTAGACTCAACTTTTTTTTCTTTTCATATGCTTCTATTGTTTGTATGACTTCTAAATAAGTCATGTCCCAAAAATCTAAAACTGATATATCACATTGAAGTGCTGCTTGTAGCAATTCATCAATCAGTTTCTTCATTTTTAATCAAACCACAATGTTGAAATATCTTGATAACAATATCTACCAAATCATCTATGCTACCACCTTGTGAAACGTGTTCATCATAAATGTCATAGAGTTTATCAATTGATATTCCATGTTCTAATTTTTGTAGGCTTGCATGAATTATGATTAATAAATCCTCGAGTTGTGGAATCCCACCATCTGCCACTCCTAACATAATATTAAGAGGATTAGTTTTAAGTTTTCTTCCCAACTCTACACAAGCCCTTGTGTCTAATCGAGCCTTATACTCTTTGCCCGCAAGTTCAATTGTGATATAGTTCATTTTTTAACTCCTTTTCTATGTTGTTGTTGTTGGATTTGTAACAGTCATTTCACCGCCTACCGCTATGGTTGCTGTAAAGGTGATAGGTTCACCGACTGCCACCTCATCAATTTTTACTGATACCTGACCTGCAAAGGCTATTTTTGTGCCATCTGCCAATTCAATCTGAAACCACAGTGTAACTCCTTCTTTTGCCTTAAGCACTCTGAAAGAGTCTGTTGCTGCACTGTTGACAAACAAAAACTTACATTCTAAAGCCGAAGTATCAGATAAGCCCGCAATATACTGTCTTCTGGTGCTTGCCAGAGTAGTTACATCCACCTGTTCAGCATCACCAAATATTTCACCAATTGATTGTAAATCAGGTAAATTATTATAAGTTGTACCACTGGCTGTTTCTTTATACCCTAATTTGCTATTTTTACTTAAAATTGCCATTATCTAATCTCCTTTGTTTTTAACAAATAAGTTAATACTCGTTTAGCCTTTTCATCAGCCTGATAAGTTATATCTTCTGCACCTGTTCTTTTTGCTATATATTCCTTTATTTTGGAATCGACTTGTTGACAAATAGGTAGTATTTCAACTAAATTACTACCCCAAACTGACACACGAAGTATAACTCTACCATAAGCCAATGAATCACTAATAATATCATCTGTATCACTCACTATTGCATAAGTTAAACACGGAAATGTGTTTATCTCTTCTGTAATGTGTTCATGATAAACAGGAAGACCTAATTGATTTAATTTAGCCACTATTGGCTGATAAACATCTATCATTTGTTAATCTCCCTTTTAAATATTTTTACTATTTCTAACCCTTTATCTATCAGTGTTTGATAAAAAAATGGTCGTGCTGGTTGCCCTTTTGTTCTTTTAGCAAATATTTCTCTGCCATTTTCGTCAAGCCATCTCAACACTTTTTTGTTTTTTGGGTAAATATAATCTTGCCTTACACCAAATAAACCTGTGCCATGTTCTATATAAATGCCATATTCAGCACCACAAGTTACTACACACACATTATCTTTCATTTGAGTAGTTATCGATTCTCTTAATTCCCCATATCGCACGATATCTAAAGTAGTTATCTTTTCTTTAATCTGCCCTTCTAAATATAAACCAGCCTTATATAAAGCCTGATTTACTTTTTTGGGCTCTAACAGTTTATCTAATGCAATTAATACACTTTTTTTACTCATATCTTTAATAATCTTAATTGAGCCTTTCTTGTAGAATTTACACAACTGACTATTCGATATTTCTCTTCCCCACTTTCTAAAATCATATTTGGTTTACAACCTTTATAAAAAGTTAAACCATAATAGTTACTTATCAGCGAAGTAATATTATCAACCATTGCATATTTTTCTTCTTCTACAATCCAGGCTTCTATTACTGCAATATGGGAAGTAGATTTCTCTTGCTCCCCATATTCATTAATACGTTTATTGTCAAATAACAGATACTTTTTAAGTTGCCTGTAATTCATACCGCTTTCAACCTCTTGTATCTCATTATTCTTCTGTTGAGTTCTTTTGGAAATCCATCAGTGAACTTTTCACTTGCTCCGCTATATGACTGACTTTCTACACCTTCCACTCCAAGCCTGTGATATTTAATCTTTGCCATGTCAATGATAATGCTTATCTGCCTGTCATCAGTGTCGTCAAATGTGTTGTTGGTAATGTCCTCAAACTCATATTGAGCATTTTTAATTATTGCTTCTAATAAACCATCTTTTGAACTATCTTCAATGTTCAGATAGATTTTAAGTAGTGCTAACATAAAGCACCCCCCTTTGATTATACTACTGTCTTGTTCGCTACTGAATTGATGTAACCATCTAATTTAGCAATTACTTTAACTTTGTCACCAGAAGCCAGGTTTTCGCTGCAAGTCACTGAATATGCACTGTTTGCTGCTGTTGCTGTCTTGTCTAATTTTCCGTTGATATAGACTTCAACTGTTGCTCCAGTTGTTGCTGCTCCTGCCACTGTCTTCGCTCCCGCAGTATAAGTTGTGATAGTTGCTGCAGTTCCCTGACCTGGACCCATCATGACCAGCTTGTTGGCATCAGTAAATGCTACTAAAGCTACCTTTCTGTTGAATACAGAGTTTTTACGAGTGTTTGCATCTCTTTCCTGCTCGACTTCAATGCCTTTTTTGATGAAAGCTGTTACTGCTTCTTTGAAACCTAAAAATGCTAAACCGCTTGGAACTGCATTTGATACATAAACGTTAAAGCCAGCAACGGTGCCAATGTAGCCACTTCTTGCAAATGCTTCTACATATTTCAAATCGTCTTTAAGGCTTTTTCTTAATGCTGCCAACTGGTCTCTGTGTACCAGCATAAATCCACCGGTTGCGTTTTCAATAGGCATTTTTGAAATTGCGTCTACTACTGCGTCAAAGTTCCATGTTGATACCACCTGACCTAATTCAGCATTTTTCATTTCATTGATTGCTTTTTCTGTAAAGTCGTTAATCATGGTATCACCCATGTATTTGACTAAACTATCAATAGCGAATGGGTCTCTCATCGCCTGTTCGTCGTAATAAACACCTCTGCCCTGTGTTACACCAACTTCATATTCCTTTTCAATGAAACCGATTTCCATACTAGCTGAGTTGCCTGAACCCATTTGTAAATCTTCCACGTCTCCAGTACCGCTGTAAACGTGAACTTTTTTCTTCATACCTGCTTCTAAAGCAAGTGAATTGTCTACTGTTAAAAATAAAGCCATATCTAAACCAGTTGTTAACTGATTTTCTAAAGCATTTTCTAATACAAAATTATCATAAATTGTATGTGCCATCTAAAAATATTCCTCCTATTTAATAAATTGTCTGTAAATATCAGGATTTGTTTTAGCAAAAGCCTGCTGCTCTGACAGACTCATCTTGAAAAAGGCTTCCTTGCTCATTGCTCCACTTGGAACATTGCCAGTGTTTATTGTTACACCTATCTTTTTCTTGACTTCATCTGCTACCATGTTGTTTATTGCTTTTTCTAATGTTGCAATATTGGCTTTAGTTGTTTCAGCAGTTTCCGCTACTACTAAATCCGCTAAACTAGTTGGCAGTTTCTTGTCAGATAAAACCTGCATTGCTACAAACTTATTCTCATTCAAGGCTACAAGCTTTTCTCTTTCTTCCAAGTCTTTTTTCATCTTTTCGATTTCATAGGCTTGTTTTTCTTTTTCGTTCATAGCCTGGAGTTTAGCCGCTTCCGAGAGTTCCTGCTCTTTCTTTTTCAGAGCCTGTGATACTCTTCTGTCACCTTCTTTCTGTAATAATGCATCTACTTCTTCCTG